GCTGGTAACGTATCAGGCAACTTTACAGCTGGTAACTTCCAAACAGCCGGTAACGTCAACTCAGCAGCTATTTTAACAACTGGTAATTCTACTGCTGCAAATTACCAATCAGCTGGCAACGTTAACTCAGCCAGTGGTTTATTTACAGGTTCCTTAACTGCCGGTACTCTACAGACTACCGGTAACGTTAATGCAAGTAGTTTAAGAGTAACTACAGCCTCTTCTCTAGGTACAGTTCAATCAGGTACCTGGAATGGATCCTCCATCAGTACGACATATACTGATGCTAAAGTAACTTCGGTTAACGGGCAAGTTGGGGCAGCTACAGGCTTCGCTACTACTGCTAATACCCTTACTCAATTTGCATCTACTACGTCTGCCCAGTTAGCTACTTTAATATCTGATGAAACTGGTTCAGGTGCTTTAGTATTTGCTACCACTCCAACGTTGGTTACCCCGGTGCTTGGTTTAGCTACTGGTACATCGGTGATGCTATCGGCTAATATTGGAGCGGCGGCTGGTAATATATCTGGTAATTTCTCTGTAACTGGTAACGTAGTTGCAAGTAATGTGACTGTAAGTAGCCGGGTTAACTTCGGTAATGCTACATCGACAGTTAAAGTATATCAATTTTATAATGGCGTTGCAGCCAGCTTTGACACAGTATTTGTATAATGGCTCAAACTTCTAGAATAACAAACACCGGTACCTACCTAACCGTCAACGGAATGTTTGACGAGTTTACCGGTGCCCCTGTGGTTGATTCAAGTCTACAGTTTTGGTTAGATGCAGGTCAAACATCAAGTTATTCAGGAACAGGTACAACTTGGACGGATTTAAGTGTAAGTAGCAATGTTGGTACGATAAGCGGTGCTACATTTAATTCTTTTTCCGGTGGTGGAGCTTTCGTATTCGATGGTTCAAATGATATTGTTACTATACCCAACAAGGTTTCTTTAGATACTCAAACCCCATCTGTTGAGGTATGGATTAAGACCAATGCAACTACTCAAAATGGATTTTGGTTTGAAAAAGGAGCTGTTAACACACAGTATTCTTTATTTCAAGAAGGTGGGGTTATACAATGGCGTCAGTTCTTTTCTGGTGTTGGTTTAAATAATTTATCCACTACTACTGCAACTTACATGAATACTTCAGGTTGGTATCAAGTTGTAGGAACATTTTCATCGGGAAGCAGAAGACTTTATATTAACGGGGTTTTAGTAAATTCTGATACACAAACAGGTACTATTGCTACTGATACAAGAGGAATGAGTATAGGTGCATACGGAGGAACAAGTGGTACTAATGGATATTTTTATAATGGATCATTAGCTATTTGTAGAGTTTATACCAAAGTTTTAACACCAGAAGAAATTGTACAGAACTATAATGCTAACTGTGGTAGATTTGGGTTATCGCCAATCACAACAACACAGATGCCGGTGGTTAAAAGAGAAACTAGTAATGCGGTTATTCTTACCAACGGTAGCTTTGATGAGTTTACAGGTGCACCAGTCGTAGATACAAATTTAATGGTCTGGTTAGATGCTGGTCAACTTTCTAGCTATACTGGTACAGGTGCAAGCTGGGTTGATCTAAGTGGTAATGCTAAAAATTATACCTTAAATAACTCTCCAACTTTTAATACAACATTTGGAGGCGGTGCATTAACATTTACAGGGGCAAGTGGTCACTATGCAAATGCAGCTACTACTCTTTTTAACTCTACAACAACCAATACGTACAGCGTAAACCTCTGGGTATACCCTACAGGTGCTGGGCAAATGGTATCAGTAAATGGGCAGTCAACTCCCAACACATTTTATCATTACACAGCTATGGAAATAACGGCTGCAGGTCTGATATATTTTGGCCAGTGGGCGCCAAACATGACCACTGTAGCTACAAGTTCACAAAGTCTAAATGCCTGGTATAATTTAGTTCTTACTTATAACGGCACTACGGCTACTGCATATGTTGACGGGGTAAGCGTAGGGTCTAATACTATTGGATGGAGTGCTCCAGGTGCTTCTACATTCTTTGCAATAATGTCGCAAGATGCTACCAATATGACTGGCTCTACTGCTTACGCCAGCGGAAGTGTTGGAGCATTTTCTGTTTATAACCGTGCACTAACTGCAGCTGAGATCGTACAAAACTATAACGCATTAAGCGGAAGATATAATAAAACAGCAATAACCTCGACCCAGATGCCTGTGGTTAAGAGAGAGACTAATAGAGGTATAATTTTAGTTAATGGTATGTTTGATGAATATACCATGTCGTACCCTGATGGTCTCTCTGCAGCGACGGCAAGTACTTCTGCATACGCTATTAAACAGGCCTACCCTGCCAGCACCGATGGACTGTATTGGATACAGAATGCTAATATTAACAGCGGTAACCCTGTACAAGTATATTGTGACATGACTACATTAGGAGGTGGTTGGACTCTAATCATGCAAAATAACTATGGTGATTTTACATTTGCTAATGCTTTATTAAGAAATGAAACTTCAGCACCTAGTTCATTAGCAGCTAGCTTTACATCCGGTTCTGCCGGTAGTAATGGTAATTACAGTATTATTGGTTGGGCAGATTACATTAAGAGATCTTCCAGTGGATTCGATTACATGCTTGATGCAGGGTACCGAGGGCGCAATGGTGGTGCATGGACAGCTAACCAGGCGTACAGTTTTATCGGTCAAGTTGATAATACAGCCTATAATGCTAGTCCTAGTACATATTTTGGAACAGATGAAATTGCCGGGAGTAATGGTTTCCGACAAGACATAACAGCAATATCTTTGTTCAATACTGGAGCAAGTGGTTCTGGTACTTGGTCTTATAATAATTCAGGTTTAGAAAAACGTATGCCTTGGTATGCTAATAACGCTGCAAGCCCAGGAAATGCATTTGTTGGAGGTGCTATTTTTACCACGACTAATGACGATAGTGGGTCATGGTGGGGTACATTAATGAGTGTTGGAGGAGGATGGGATCCTGCTCCATGGCAAGCTGATACAGGCTTTGGTAACCCTAAAGTAATTTGGTATTGGGTCAGGTAAAAAATAACGGATAAATATTAAACTATGGCAAAACTACTTTCAGGTACACGAATATACGGTAATGCAACGGTAGATACATCTATCACCGTTGGTACCAATGTGGCTGCTGCAAACGTTGTTATTACAAATGCCTCTAGGTTAGGTAACGTTACATCAGGAATTTGGAATGGTTCTAGTATTTCAACAACATATACAGATGCAAAAATTGTATCTGTATCAAACACTGCACCATTAACAGCTACTACAACTTCAGGCGCTGTTACTTTGGGTATGGCAAACTCCGGCGTTACAGTTAACACCTATGGTAGTGGTTCTTTGATCCCTGTATTTACAGTTGATCAATTTGGTAGAATTACCGGGGTCACAGATACAGCAATTACAGCTTCTGCAACTGGCGGCTTTACTGCTAGTACAACCACAGTCTTTCCAGGACATTCAGGTAATGTTGATTATGGAGATTTAACAACAATTACAGCGGATGCATTTGGAGTTTCCTTAGGGGTCACATACGATTGTATGGAACCTGTAGGTAGTATAGTTTCTGAAGATTTAGTAGCATTATAATAAACGGAGCAATTAATGCCAACACAAGTACAATTTAGACGCGGTACAACTGCGCAAAATAATAACTTTACCGGTGCAATCGGTGAAATTTCAGTTAATACAAGTAATAACACAATACGTGTTCACGATGGAGCAACCGCTGGTGGTTTTGAACTTGCAAAGCGTGGTAATGTAAGTGTATTAACTACAGGTACATCAGCTGAATTAGCAGCCATTATTAGTGATGAAACCGGCTCAGGTTCATTGGTATTTGCGACAACTCCGACTTTGGTAACTCCTGTGTTAGGATTAGCGACAGGAACATCGGTGATGTTGTCAGCCAACGTTGGAGCTGCTGCCGGTAACGTATCTGGTAACTTTACGGCTGGTAACTTTCAATCTGCAGGTAATGTTAATACTGCAAGTGCTTTATTTACTGGTAGTATTACCGGGGGTACAATACAGACTGCTGGTAACGTTAACTCAGCTTCTGGATTAGTTACTGGCTCTTTAACCGCTGGTACACTACAGACTGCTGGTAACGTTAATGCTAATAATCTCCGAGTTGTTACTAACTCTTCTGTTGGTACAGTTGTATCTGGTACTTGGAATGGTGGTTCAATATCAACTACATATACGGATGCTAAAGTCACTTCTGTTAACGGGCAAACAGGAGCTGCAACGGGCTTTGCCACTACTGCTAACTCGTTATCTCAATTTGCCTCAACAACTTCAGCCCAGCTTGCCACATTAATTAGTGATGAAACTGGTTCAGGTGCATTGGTATTTGGAACTAGTCCAGCGATTACAACATCACTGACTACTCCAAGCTCCTCATTTGATTTAGTTAACACGACGGCAACCACTGTTAATTTTGCCAGAGCAGCCACAACCCTATCAATGGGGTCAACATCAGGTACTACAACGGTTAATAACGATTTAGTTGTTACTGGTAATGTAACTGTAAACGGTACAACTACTACTGTTAATGCGGTAACCGTTACAGTAGATGATAAGAATCTTGAACTAGGATCAGTTGCATCACCAACGGATGTAACTGCCGATGGTGGTGGTATTACTCTTAAAGGTGCTACGGATAAGACATTTAATTGGGTATCGGCTACTGCGGCTTGGACTTCATCTGAAGATTTAAACTTATTGACTGGTAAAGTTTATGAAATAAATGGTACAACTGTACTGAGTTCTTCAACTCTAGGGTCTGGTGTTACAGCATCGAGTCTGACATCGGTTGGTACTTTAGGTTCATTAGCTGTTACTAATAACGTTTCTGCAGGAGCGTTCTTAACAGCAGGTAACTCTACTGCAGCTAACTTCCAGTCTACAGGTAACGTTAATACAGCAAGTGCTTTATTTACAGGAAGTATTACTGGTGGTACAATCCAGACAGCTGGTAACGTTAATTCAAGTAGTTTGAGAGTAACAACTGCATCTTCTTTAGGTACTGTTCAATCTGGTACATGGCAAGGCTCAGAAATTGCTACTACCTATACAGCAGCTAAGGTTACCTCGGTCAATGGTAGTACGGGTGCTATAACCGGTCTTGCAACTACTGCAGGAACCCTGGCCCAGTTCGGTGCTACAACATCTTCTCAACTGCTTGGTGTTATCTCTGACGAAACAGGTTCTGGTGCATTAGTATTTGCCACTTCACCAACATTGGTTACTCCTAATTTAGGAACTCCAAGTGCTGTTGTCTTGACTAATGCATCAGGTACAGCAAATAATTTAACAGCAAATATTGCTAACTTTATTAGTATTACAGACGATACCTCAACAAATGCAACAAGATACCCTATTTTTGCAAATGGAACTTCTGGTGCAGTAGTTGAACAGGTATCAAGTACTAAACTATTCTTTAATCCTTCTACAGGTTTATTAACCTCAACAGATTATAATTCTTCATCAGATAAAAGATTAAAGAAAAATATTAAAACCGTTGAAAGTGCTCTTGATAAAGTTATTGCTCTTCGTGGTGTGTCTTTCGATTGGAAAGAGGGTGGAGCTAAAGCCATTGGTTTAATTGCTCAAGAAGCAGAAAAAGTAATACCTGAAATAGTTTCCCAAGACGAGAATGGTTATTTCGGTATTAAGTATAATAACTTAATAGGTGTTCTTGTAGAAGCGATTAAGGAACAGCAAGAACAAATAAATACTCTTAAGAAACTAATAGAGAAACAATAATGTCATCTCCAGCAACAAGACAAGAATTAATTGATTATTGCCTGAGAGCTCTTGGGCACCCAGTACTTGAAATAAACGTTGACGAAGATCAGTTAGAAGATCGTGTAGATGAAGCATTTCAATTTTACAGAGACTATCATTATGATGCTGTAGAATCAGTATATCTAAAAGAACAAATCACTGCATCTACTTTGCAAATTACTGGAATGAATGCTGCAAGCTTTTCTATTGGTGAAAAGATAACAGGTGCAACCTCTGGTGCTACAACCTTTGTTCATGCCGCTTTTGCTGCAAATAAGACATATACAAAAAATACGTCAGGTACTTTTACAGCTGGTGAAACTATAACTGGAGCCGTTTCTGGAACATCCGCTACCCTATCCTCTTTAACACTCGGTAATTTTGATAATAAATATATTACACTTAATGATTCTGTACTAAGTGTTGTAAGAACGCTGCCTCTATCAAGTAGATCTAACAGTATTAGCTTCTTTGATGCTAAGTATCAATTAATGCTTAATAACATTCAATCTTTAACAAATACCGATATTCAGTATTATACAATGTTAAAGATGCATATTAATTTAATTAATGATTTAATGACAGGACAAAAACCTGTAAGGTTTAATCGACATATGAACAGGTTATATATAGATTTAACCTGGGGTGAAGGCGGGGATCTAGCTATTGGCGACTACATTATTATCGAAGCATTTCGTACCCTAGACCCTGACGCATACACTGATGTCTATAACGATGGGTTCTTAAAGAGATACTCTACAGCTTTAATTAAACGTCAATGGGGTGTTAATCTTAAAAAGTTTGAAGGCGTTCAATTACCAGGTGGTGTAACGTTGAACGGTCAAAAGATATTTGATGAGGCTATGGAAGAAATAACTGTTCTTAAGCAAGAGGCTCAAGATACTTACCAACTCCCTGTTGACTTCTTTACAGGTTAAGAATGTTTTTAGCTTATCTCATCAGCCCACATATGGATTATACCATCAAGGCAATAACTAATCCACGTGGATATACCGAATAATGGCGACAAATTTTTTCTTCCAATCTGGTATACCTGGAGGCAGATCTTCAGAGCAATTACTCATGGAAGACATTATAATAGAGTGCCTGAAGATATACGGATTGGATACGTATTATATTCCTAGAGCATCGGTTAATGAGGATGATATTCTGGGAGAAGATGTACTTAATAAGTACTCATCGGCATATCCTCTAGAGATGTACATGCAGAACGTTACCGGATTTGAAGGTGATGGTGACTTGATGTCAAAGTTTGGGGTTGAGATTAGAGATACCGCAACCTTTATTGTAGCTAGAAGAAGATGGGACGAGGTAATTGCAAGATCTGGTGATGCCGTTCTTACAACCAGACCTGCTGAAGGTGATATAATTTACTTTCCATTGACTAAAGCTTATTTCGAAATTAAGTTCGTTGAATCAACCGACCCTTTCTTCCAAGTTGGTAAGTTATACGTCTATAAACTCCAATGTGAGTTGATGCAGTACTCTTCTGAGATATTTGATACTGGGGTATCTGAGATAGATAATATTTCAGCTGATAGGTCTGCTGACATTAATGCATTTAACTTACTGCTTCAGAATGGAGATAGGGCGTTGCTGGAAGAGTATAGTCCGGCTGGAATTATTCTTCAATCATATAACATGAGTACCATCTTCCCTAACGTTAATAATGAAGATTTTAGAGGCGAGATTTCCGTGTTGGACTTCTCCGAGAGAAACCCGTTCGGAGAAATAAATGTTTGATAAATTTTATTGGGGAACAATACGAAAGTCAATTGTGGCTTTTGGTAATATGTTCAACAACATTCATATTGATAGACTAGATTCAAGTGGCAATATTACCCAGACCCTTCGTGTTCCTTTGGCATATTCACCTAAACAGAAGTTCTTAGCTAGAATTGCCGCACAACCCCAATCGTTTGAACAAAGCTTTCAGACTTTTTTACCAAGGCTTGGTTTTGAGATGATAAGCTTGACTTATGATCCTAATAGGAGAGTCAGCCTGGTTCAGCAGAATAGAGCATTAAATGGTAACTCTACTACATCTTTGAACGCCCAGTACGCCCCAACCCCCTATAATATTGCTATGACTTTGTATGTGTATACAAAGAACCAGGATGATGGGTTACAGATTATCGAACAGATTCTACCTTATTTTAATCCAGACTATAACTTGACCCTTAATGCAATCCCTGCAATGGGCATTAAGAATGACTTACCTATTATTCTTGATAACATTACATATGAAGATGAGTACGAAGGTGACTTTACTCAAAGAAGAGCAATCATCTGGACGCTCAACTTCACAATGAAACTTAACTTTTACGGTCCAGTCAACAGACAGGGCATCATTAGAACAACAAACGTTAATACATTCTCAGACCCCGCACTATCTAATAAACAATCCTCATACACCGCAACAATTACTCCCGGTACCGCTGTTCCTGGTGATACTATTGGTATTACAGATACGTTTGAGGACTTCTAATGAAATCACTTAATAGAATTAACGATGTCTTCAATGTTGAGACAGACGTTGATTTGCCTATCCCAACGAGTATGCCTGTGGCATATAATCCTTCTGAGTTAGATCAGGAGGATGACTTTCAATTGGCTCGTAACACCCTTCGTAGTCTAATTAATAAGAACGAAGACGTAATGACTGAGTTGGTTCATATTGCAAAGAACTCTGAGAACCCAAGAGCATTTGAAGTTGCCGGGCAATTGATATCCGCTCAAACTGCTATTACAAAAGAGTTAATTGGTCTTCATAAAACTAAAAAAGATATTGATAAGGCAAGCGGTAAGATGGAGAATATTAAGCAGCAAAATAATATAGTATTTGCTGGTTCAACCTCTGATCTTATGAAGATGATTAATGGAAAATAATTCTTACAATGGTAATAGTAACTTAAAGCCTGCCGGCTTTGAGATGCAGTTTACCTCCGAACAGGTAAAGGAGTTAATGAAGTGCAAAGAAGATCCAATATATTTCATTGAGAACTATTGTTATATTGTTTCTCTGGATAGAGGTTTAATTCTATTCAGTCTATATGATTGTCAGAGAGAGAAAGTAGATGTCATTATGAATAACAGAAAAGTTATTCTGATGGAAGGACGTCAACAGGGTAAGACCATTACATCGGCTGCCTGTATCCTTCACTACACTATTTTTAGTTCTAATAAAACGGTTGCTATTTTAGCTAACAAGTCTACAGCAGCCAGAGAGGTATTGTCTCGTTACCAAATTATGTACGAGAACTTACCGCTTTGGATGCAGCAAGGTATAAAGACCTGGAACAAAGGTGACGTTGAATTAGAAAATGGTTCTAAGGTGTTTACTTCTGCTACATCTACTTCTGGTATTCGAGGCAAATCGGTTAACTGGTTATATATTGATGAGGCGGCGATTATACCTAATAACGTTGCAGAAGAGTTCTTTACTTCAACCTACCCAACTATTATGGCTGGAGAGACCACAAAGGTGTTGCTTACCTCTACACCTTTAGGTTATAATCATTTTTGGAAGTATTGGAATGATGCCCAAGAAGGGCGTAACGGCTTTGTTGCCTTACAAATACCTTATTGGAAGATCCCGGGTAGAGATCAGAAATGGGCTGACGAGCAAAAGTCTGTATTAGGTGAACTTAAGTTTAACCAAGAGGTGTTATGTGCATTCCTTGGTTCATCTAATACTCTAATAGCTCCAGATACAATTGCGAGAATGTCTCCGATTCCTTTCATGCATGAAAAGGACGGGTTAGATATTTTAGAATACCCTGTACCAGGTCATGTGTACTTTACAACCGTAGATACCTCCAGAGGTATTGGTGGTGATTATTCTGCATTTACTGTAATAGATACTACAGAATACCCTTATAAAATTGTAGCTAAATATAGAAACAATAAGATTAGTCCTCTATTATACCCCACTGTAATTCACAAGGTATCCAAGGATTATAACACTGCATATGTGTTGGTTGAGATTAATGATATTGGTCAACAAGTTGCCGATATTATTCACAACGACTTAGAGTACGAGAATATGATCTGGGTCGGATCCGATGCCAGATACGGACAAGTTCTATCTAGTTCTGGAAGAAGTTCCATACTGGGTGTAAGAACAACAAAACAAGTTAAGCGCATAGGATGTGCAACTTTAAAATCTTTGGTAGAAGAAAATAAACTACTGGTTTTTGATAGAGACATTATATCAGAATTTTCAA